AAGACCGAAGACAAGCAGCTGCTGACCGCCAAAGCGATAAGAAGCAGCAACAAGTCCAAGACATTTGTGACCAGGCTTGCAACTATGTCCAGTCCATCATCAACCAGCATGGTCAGGTCATTATGCGAAGAGGGCCAGGTCGCCCCATTGTCCCCAAAGAACTCCAAGGGATGCACCAGCTTGAGTGGCCAGCGATCTACTCATCAGTGCCACAAGCCAACCAAAGCTATTCAAGACGGGCAGTTGGCGCCGCCATATTCCAGCGCTTTGCACAGGACCATGAGGGCTTGGGGTGGGTGCAATTAAAGTAATGCGGTAATGCGGTAGTAATGCGGTAGTAATGCGGTATACCGGATTAGACAATGGCTGGGTCTTGTGGATTAAATGGGGTCTTTAGACCCATTTATCCACAGGCCAGTCTCGGTGTTTTGGCAGGGTACGAAAGTAATGCGGTAATGCGGTAGATTTCCTTTGTCCATACCGGTTTACTTTTGACCCTTTTTGGAGAAAAGCAATGGTCCAACAAGTTGAGCAGTTATCCACAGGTTATCCACAGTTAGAGAAATTCGTGGAAGATGAGCGCGTTTTCTGCCATCAGTGCAGTAAGGCGGTAGAAGTGGAGCAGCGTCAGTCCATGCCAGCGGAGCAGATGGAAAGGCACAGGAAGGTCAACGCCAAGCCACTGCGGTGGATGTTTGACCAGGCAAAGATTAGGAATGGATGGGCAACCATCACATGGTCCGAACACCAGTGCGGCCAAACCGGCCTCGCGGCATTCCCGACCGATGTCAAGCACCGATGCCCTTTGTTCCAAGCCAAACCCTCGGTTGTAGAATCCGAGGAATGGTGGTTGACTTAAAACGCAAGAGAAAAAGCATTGAACACATTGACCAGGTCAAGGTGGTGCAACACTTTCGAGCGTTCTATCCGGACATCATCATTGCGGCAATACCGAATGGAGGCGATAGAAGCGCCTCAGAGCGCGTTAGATTGCATAGTGAAGGGGTATTGGCAGGGATGCCTGATCTTTGCGTTCTGGAGGCTAAAAACGGGTTTCATGCGCTATTTGTGGAAATGAAGACCAAGGCCGGTGTGGTCTCAGCAAAACAAAGCGCTGTGGGTTTGCAGTTAAATGCAAAAGGGTATCGGTCAGTGGTCGCCAGATCAGCTGCCGAAGCAATCAAAACAATTGAGGAGTATCTGAATGGCAACAGCAAAGAAGAGCGCAAAGACATTGAGTGAACTGGCTGACAACATTGCAGAGCGCCAGCTTACGCTGCGTGACCAAGCTGCAATCGAGCGCAAAGAGATGTCAGGAATCAATAAGAAAATCCACGCCTTTGGCGGTGAGGCTATGCTCTTTGACCATATCTCACAAGGGAAAACAACCGATTCAGTGATTAAGTCTCTGGACATCAGCATCGGTGGTTTCTACAAATGGATCGAAAAAGATGCGAAGCGGGGAGAACTCCTCGCACGCGCACGCACGCGAGGTGGTCGAAGTTTAGCAGAGCAGACCCTCGAAATTGCAGACACGGCCACGCCTCAAGAGGCGCAAGTGGCCAAGCTGAGAGTGGACACAAGGCGCTGGCTGGCCTCAAAGCAGGCTCCAGACGAGTATGGCGACAAGCAGCAACCACTGGTCAACATCGACCTTGGAAGCATGGCCCTCGATGCATTACGCAAGCGCAGCGTGTCAATCGAGTAAATGAATACCGAAGCATTCAGTCACTTTATACAACGACCATTATGTTAAGTGGATAAGTCGTTATCCACAGAATTAAGTGCATTAAAGTATTACATCAAGGGTTATGCACAGGAATCTGTGGATAAGGTTGGCCAAAAAGCGTGGATAAGTCGGTGGTGGCCAGCTGGCGGTCGGTGGCCGCGACCCCCCCCATGGCCGGATTGGCGGGGGCGACTGTGGCGGCACTAAACACCTACAAAAAAAATTTTTTAAAAAATAAAAATCTAACTTACCAAACAAGTCAAATTGTGCAAAAATGTCAACTCCACAAACAACGGGGTAAACGAATGAAATCAAAGCAGGCGACAGTGGTGATCAAGGGCCAGGAGTGGATCGTCTTAGACACTGATGAGTCCAGAGACAAAAAAATCTTCTGCAAGCTAATGAGCTTGGATGGCACAATTGTCTGGCACACTTGGGTGGACATTAACCAGATCGTGGGGGTAATATGAATATTGTGTTATTAACTAAAGTCAGGCAGTTATTCAATGTCGATTATGTGCCGCGTAGCACGAATAGACATAATCAGCGCCAATATATTAAGGCATTGAGATTATTAGGTGATAAGTGGTTAACGCACCCACATAATCAGATTCAGAAAATACAGTGATTATATTGAATATAGTTTATTCGATATTGGCATTTAATGTGCTGGTGCTTATTTGGGGAATATGGAAATGGTATCGTGAAGAGTAATTTTGTAAATAACCATATTCGGCTCAATGGGAACTGCCATGGTCACAAATTACAGCTTTGTAATAAATGCGCTGTGATGAAGCCACCGGAGGGTGGGGTGGAGATGAGTGCGACCAGGTGGTTGTGTGCATCATGCTGGACCAATAGGATCACTGGCCAGAACTTAAAGCAAGCGAGGATGACATGACTGATTTGTTGACAGCGATGCATTTGTCGGTGATGTTGCTGGATTTGAAGATTCGCATGATGGAGGCGATCAATGAGGATCGGTTTGATTTGGCGATGACGTATCACTTGCTGATACTGGTCAGGACTGATGAGCTAGATGCGCACAAGTGGGCGATGAGTCCTGGGGCGTGGAAGATTTATGAGACGATCCATCCATGAAAGAAAATGTTTTTAGCCAGTGGGTGGAGAGGTATCAGCCTGATCCGGTCTTGTTTGTGCAAGAGGTGCTGGGGGTTGATCCTGACAAGTGGCAGATTGAGTTTTTGAAGGCCATTGCCCGTGGGGATAGGAAGATATCTGTGAGAAGTGGCCACGGGGTGGGAAAGAGTACAGCAAGCAGCTGGGCCATGCTCTGGTACTTTATGACTCGGAGTCCGGTCAAGGTGGTGGTGACTGCACCGACAAGCTCTCAGCTTTATGACGCGATGTTTGCAGAGCTAAAGAGGTGGATCAATTCGATGCCTTTGCCCTTGCAGGGGTTGCTCACTGTCAAGCAAGAGAGGATTGAATTCAATGCTGCACCGACTGAGATGTTTATCTCGGCTAGGACATCGAAGGCCGAGCAGCCAGAGGCTTTGCAGGGAATTCACTCGGAGAATGTGATGCTGGTGGCCGATGAGGCATCGGGTGTGCCAGAGCAAGTGTTCGAGGCGGCAGCTGGATCGATGTCTGGCCACAATGCGGTGACGCTGCTGCTGGGCAATCCGGTGAGAAGCTCTGGATTCTTTTACGACACCCACACGCGCCTGGCAGATGAGTGGACCACATTCCAAGTGAGCTGTCTCGATAGCCCAAGGGTGTCGGATGAGTACGTCAAAGAGATGGCCATGCGCTATGGCGAGGAAAGCAACGTCTACCGGATTCGCGTGGTCGGTGAGTTTCCCAAGGGCGATGACGACACTGTGATTGCCATGGACTTGCTGGAAAGTGCATTGAATCGGGATGTGGCGCCAAGCGAGTACGCGCCCATGATCTGGGGCTTGGATGTGGCAAGGTTTGGCTCAGACCGAAGCGCCCTATGCAAGCGCCAAGGCAATGCGGTGACTGAGAACATCAAGACTTGGAAGAATCTGGACCTGATGCAACTGACTGGTGCGGTGGTAGCCGAGTATCAGGCGCTGCCACCAAGCCAGCAACCCAAGGAAATACTGGTCGATTCGATTGGATTAGGTGCTGGGGTGGTGGACCGCTTAAGAGAGCTGGGCCTGCCGGCCAGAGGCATCAACGTGTCCGAGTCCCCAGCCATGGGTGGAACTTACAGGAATCTGAAAGCAGAACTTTGGTATCGGGCCAGAGCCTGGCTTGAGGCGCGGGACTGCAAGATGCCACGGGATGATGTCTTGATCAATGAGCTGGCCACAGTGCGGTACTCATTTACCAGCAATGGCAAGATTGCCATTGAGGGAAAAGACGAGATCAAGCGAAGGGGGTTGCCAAGCCCTGACAAGGCCGATGCCTTTGTCCTGACATTTGCCAGTGATGCGGTCATGGGAATGTATGGCAGCACTGGCTCAAGCAAGTGGTCCCAACCCCTGCGCAGAAATCTATCTAGGGTTGCATAATTGATGCCAGAAAAGCTGGGCGAAAAAATTCCGCCCAACTATTTTTTTCAACCAGGAGAATATCCATGATGACCAAAGCGCAAAAGAAAGTTGGTAAGGTGATGGGAGAATACAAGGCTGGCAAGCTCCACAGTGGTGGCACTGGCAAAATTGTTAAGAATCCTAAACAGGCAATTGCCATTGCAATGTCTGAGGCGAAGATGCCCATGCGCGGTCAGCGCACGGCAAAGAACAAGGCGAAAAAATAATGGCTACTTTAAAACGCACCATGGACCAGGTCATGGATAGAGAAGAGGGCGAAGACATGGAGGGCGGTGAGAACTGCCCATTGCCCACGCAAGACATTACCCTCAACCTAAAAAACCGCGCCAAGGCAATCACCAGCGCGGCCTATGGTCCTGAGAATCCCAAGCTGCCCAATGAGGCTTTTTGGCGCAAGAAGGCTGACCAGTGGGATGTCAGCATGGATGACGCAAAGCAGTCTCTGTGCGGCAACTGCGCGGCATTCAACGTGTCTGACAACATCAAGCAGTGCATTGCCCAAGGCATTGGCATGGAAGCAGACCCATGGGGAACGATCAAGTTGGCCGACCTTGGCTATTGTGAGATTTTCGACTTTAAGTGTGCAGCCAGCAGAACGTGCGATGCATGGGTGGTGGGTGGCCCGAACACTGGCGAGCAAGAGGGTGAAGAGATGGAAGAGGGCGAAGACTATGAAGAGGGAGAAGAGGAATGAAAGGGTTATATGCAAACATTCATGCAAAACGCGAAAGAATTGCTGCTGGCAGCAAAGAGAAAATGCGCAAGCCTGGGGCTAAAGGCGCGCCAAGTGCTGCTGACTTCAAAGCAGCGGCTAAAACCGCCAAGCCAGTGAAAAAGAAATGAAGACCCCAGCTTGGCAGCGTAAAGAGGGCAAAAGCCCGTCTGGTGGCTTAAATGCCAAGGGTCGTGCTAGTGCCAAGGCCGAGGGGATGAACCTCAAAGCGCCAGTCAAGGCTGGCGATAACCCAAGACGCGCCAGCTTCTTGGCGCGGATGGGCAATATGCCTGGTCCTGAGTACAAAGCAGGCGAGCCGACTAGGCTTCTGCTGAGTCTGAAGGCATGGGGCGCAAGCTCCAAGGCCGATGCCAAAGCCAAGGCGGCTGCGATCAGTGCCAGAAACAAGGCGAAGAAATGATTTGTCCAATTGTCATTGCCACTGTCAAGGGCCATGGTCTGGCGGTGTTGCTGGAGTCAATCCGGCAGTACGCGCCAGAGTGTCCAGTCTATCTGCGCGGCCCAGAGTCGGTGATTGAGAATTTCCAAGCTGACTTCAAGATTTATGGCCAGCCAAGGAACTTTGGCGAGGACTACAACGAAATCATTGAGGCGGCCATGAAAGACTGGTCATCATGCATTGTGGCCAATGATGATGTGGTGCTGACCCCCACCAGCGTGAAGGTGCTGATGGAAGATGTGGCCATTGTCAGGACCATGAACAGCTACAAAGCTGGATGGGTCGCTGCCAGGTGCGATGCGGCCCGACCTTGTCAAAATGTGCGCATCACTGACCAGCCAGAGAAGCTGCATTTCTACAAATTCCCGTCTGAGTCCCACATCAAAATGGCCCAAGAGGTCAGCCCAATCTTTGCATGGATATCAAGTGATGCATTTGAAGAGGCAAAGTTTCCTCCTCTGAATTGGTACAGTGACGATGTGCATTGTATGGACTTAATCCAAAAAGGCTATGGCCATTATGTGAGTGCCAGTTATGTCCACCACATTGGCTCAAACACCATTGGCATGAATGCGCAAAAGCTCCATGAGGATGCGCTGCCATGGCTCAGAGAAAATCGGCCAAATTATGCGAGTGCCTGGTTTGATTCTTAACTTAGGGTCTGGCAAAGACTGGTGCGCTGAGTATCTCAATGCAGATATACAGGCCAGCAAGAATCCTGACTGGCTGGTGGATATCAGCAAAGTCAAATGGGGCGACACGCTAGAGACTAGGTTTGGGCAACTGGAGATCGTGCCAGGAATGTTTGAAGTGATTCTGGCCAATGATGTGCTGGAACACATCCCCAACCTGGTCGATGCCATGACCAACTGCAAAGAGCTGCTGAAGGTGGGCGGCCAGATGCGCATCCATGTGCCTTATGACCTGAGTCTTGGCGCTTGGCAAGACCCAACCCATGTCAGGGCATTTAACGAAAATTCTTGGAAGTATTACACCGAGTGGCACTGGTACTTGGGCTGGCCAGATCGGTTTGAGCTGACAACACTGGAAATGCGTCTCTCAAAGGTGGGAGAAGCACTAGAATTGCCACAAGACGAAATTATCCGCACCCCAAGGGCTGTGGACTCCATGTATGTGGTTCTTACAAAGGTCAAGCCATGATTGAAAACATCACCGAAAATTTATCCACCGACATTGCAGCCAAACAGCCAATGGATGATGCAGAGCTGCAAAGCATCATTACCCAAGATTTGGTCGATGCGGTGAGCTATGTGGACAGTGACTTGTCACCCACACGCGCCAAAGGGACTGAATACTATCGCGGTGATTTATTCGGCAATGAGGTCGAAGGCAACAGCAAGGTGGTGGCCATGGAGGTGCGGGACACTGTCTCGGCCATGCTGCCAAGCCTAATGCGCGTTTTCTTTAGTTCTGAGAATGTGGTGGAATTTGCGCCCAGGGGACCCGAAGACACCAAGATGGCCCAACAGGCCACGGACTACTGTAATTATATTTACCAGAACGACAATTCTGGGTTTTTAACGACCTATGCAATTTTTAAGGATGCACT